GGACCATGACAATTTATGCCAACAGCACACTCAGATTTCAAAGGATTCATCATAATGACCCTCAAAATAGGTAAGAAATATTTCCGAATCAAAAATGTCAAAGCTACGGCATTACCATAAAATATTCGACACTTGTCCTTGGACAGAACTTCATCTTTCTTGCATGCTTTCGCTACAGGGAATGCTCTCTCTCCATTTCGGTAACAATTCTCACAACGATCAACTTCACCCATAACTTCAGGTGTAAATTCCCGATTCATACCCCATTCATCTTGAGCATCCATGTCAAGAATGTATTTACTCTTGGGTCCCGATAAAGGTAAACCAATAGCTGTAGACATCTTGATGGCGTCAATAAATTTAAGACCAACCCAACCATTTATGTTAGGTCGATCATTCAACGGAGCACAATTGAACCAAAGCTTGTTTTGGAAAAGCGGTATAACACTCCTCTTATAATCTTTAACCGCCAATTGTAGCAATCGATATTCATAAGGAGTTGCAGGAACCGCCAAATTTGCCAAACACGTTTGCCAGCCATACCAATCAGGCGACATTTTTGGGGGTCCCCATTTGTTGGGGACTCCTGTCACCTCAGTCACGGTTTCACTGACTTCAGTCACTCTCACTCTAGACACATACTTTGCACGTCCAGGACATTGGCCATAATACTCAACTTGTGAATTTTGTGGCATGTAATTGAGAGGACTCTTTTTGTGTGGCATACCAGGTGAGCATATCTTAACGCCAAGAACCTGCGGTTCAAACTTCTCCGCTGATCCTGTAATCAAAACTCCCTCACACTGGCGTATTTCTTTCAAAGCCTTAGTCAACTGTGGAACTGTTAATGATCCACTACATCCAATGGGTGAATCACATTGTCCACCCAAATGCAAACCAGAAATCACTGGTGCAGATGTATTTGCAATCAACACAGCTCCACACAATCCACTGAAAGTGTCCATAGACAAATTTGTATATTTATGTCCAATAAACTCACAACAAGTGAAAACCTTCATCAACTTAGCTGTTCCAGTGGCTTCCAATACTTCACCATTCTTTTGTCTGTAATACATATTGAATGGATGATTGGGCATATGATCTAGC